AAACATTTTCCTGGCCGGCAATGTCCGCAGATGGTTCCGAACTCGCATCCGACGCCGACCCTGATTCGTTTTTTGCTTCTACGTCCATCTTCCCACCCTGAAGCGATTTGTAATAAAGACTGACAGCCTCGCCGGTTGTTACCATGTCTTCGAGCCGGTCAATACTGAAGGGTTCCGCAAGTCCGCGCCAGTCTACAAGGTTCACGCGGATTGCATCAAACAGCGCATCATACGCAACATCTGAAAAAGCGTCTTCTTCCTCGCGTATTTGGCGAACCTTCAGCGCTGTTTTGTATTCGCGCGCGGTTCGATAACGGAAGACAAATACCTCCGTAGACTTTGGGTCTTCCGGGTAAATCTTCACTTCAAACCGTTCGTTAGTATCCAGTGCAAGCATTTCTTCCCCTCTTTCTTGTTGTTGTTTTGCCGTTCTTCACTCTTAACTCTTAACTAAAAACTCTTTCTTACGGTGCGAATGTGGTCGCCGACGTTGTGTCAAGCGTAACCGTTAAATCGTCATCATTCAGGCCGAAATCAATCGCGTTGATTGCGAGGCCGTTTCTGTCGCCTTCCTGCGGATTGAGCCACTGACAGCCGCCAGCCGTGAACGTTACGGAATCATCGCCGCTGCCACATGCCGCGCTGAATGCCGCCTCGGTCCCGCCGATCCACTCGCCGAAAATGTCCTTCGTCGCGACAAGCGTTGCCTCCGGGTTGATGGTTCCGACAGGGCGCCTGTTTGCAATGACGGCATACGAGTAGCCGCTATCGGTTGTCGAATCCTCACGGACTATGACATTATTGCCCGTGTCGATGGTGAGCATTTCAATGCGAGGCGTCCAGGTGCCGATCTGGAAAGCGGAATCGACAAAGCGGAGAACTGGAGCGGCCGGATACGTCGGCGCAAGAATCGCAACGTCGGTCGGCTCGGCCCATATACCCGTAAATGTAAACTCTGCGGATACGCGTTTGCCGGAAACCATTGTGAATTTGACATTCCCCATCGCGCCGTAAATGCACTTGAACAGTCCATTTTCATACATGCCGATAGTGATTGTGTGCTGTGTCGCGCCGGCGCAACCAGGCGGGATAACGGACATCGAGAACACGCCACCCGTATCGTCGCCAATGCCGCAAGCCGGCAAAAGCACGGTTGCCCATAGCGGAATAAGGGAATCCGCAATCAGTTCCGTTGTGAACGTGCAAGTTCCGAGTCTGGAATCAGGGACTGCAGGCAGATAACCCATGCCGCCCTGTTGATCCCGGTCTACCATTTCAGCGGTTTGCTGAATGATCGGATCAAAAACATTGATTGTCGCGTTTGCCGCAAGCAACGATTCCTTTGTTCCCGGCACGGCTTCGGCCTTGACTGCAATCGTTCGCACTCTTGAGAGTAGTGGGCATGTCATCGTATCAACTCCTAATAAAAAGCTTTATGTTTGACTGTATGGATCGTCTTCGCGCGTCCTGTATAGAACAACAAGCGTAACCATTACACCTGCGAAACTGCCGTTAATCTCTGCGAACATTTGCGGCTCTTCAATCCGCGCATCAACTGCAAGACAGCCGAAAGTCGGGTCTTCGCGGAGTTTCTTTTCTACCTGTGCGCGTATCTCATTAATAGTTGTGTCAACTGCTGATTCGTCTGTGTCGCTCAAAACAACATAGCAATCCGTAAGGAAAGGCTGCTCCCATTGGATAAACCCTTGCGGCGCAGATTCATCTTTGATCGGGTCATCCTGGTAAAGATATAAGCTTTTGTCCTTCAGCTTCGATGGCGCGCCAAGTCGCGTTGGCCGGTCTACGGTCAAAGCAACGCCGCTTGTGATAAGCTCGTCCAGCTTTGCCTTAACTGCCTGCGCTATTTGTTCAAGAATTGATACGGCCACACTACTGCTCCTTCATTGCATGGGTCAATATTATTGCAACGTTTTTTTCAATCGTCCGCAATTTGTCGCGGATATAATTACGGTCTACTTGTGATTTGCCGATAGCAATTTCAACAGCCCGCAGACGTTTATTCATTCCAAAACCAACAGCCCCCGAGATACCGACAAAGAGAGTGAACAATGAAACGACTATACGCGTTGTCATTGTGCATCGTGCGCGTCTTGAATCGCATTCGTTAGAACTAATCGCTGTCATGGGTTTTCTACCTTTCACTGGGTTTCCTCTTATGCTTTAACGTTTTTCAAGGAATGCCGCTTTCGCCGCCTTCCGTTCGTAATGCAATTCAACGCGCTGCTTAAGTCGTTTGGCCAAAAATTCATCGCCCTGACGTATGAGCGATTCCAGTTGTCCGCTTTCAAGAACAACCTGCGTAATGCTTTCCGTTTTCAATTCGCGAAGCGGGAGTCTTTCGCTTGTTTTTCTCACAAATGCTCCCCTATGACCCGTGGGCATTGTCGCAATAAACGCGTGTCTATGAAGTTTCTTCTTCTTGCCGCGTCCAATTATTACGCCAACCTCATTCTGCTTCATGTGCTTATTATGGCTGATCGGCCAACCGAACCGCCCGCCAGTTATTCTCCCGGTCAATCTGGTTCGCCTGGCTTTTTTGATCCACATGCGGCGCCTGATTTGTTTTTGCTTTAAGCCGATCTTTTTTGCCGCCAGCTTCGTAATCAAGCTTCTAAGCTTTTTTAACGTATCGTTTAACGCCGCGCCCGTGATAACGTCCAAGTCTCTCGGGTCAAGTAATTTCTCCAGTTCTGCAAGTTCGCCTTTATCAATTTCAATTTCTAAGAATTGTGCTTGTGACATTATCTGCACTCCAATAACATCATACCTTCATCCTGCCATAGTATCCGGTTTATTTGCACTAATACAGGTCCGGCGCCTATGCGCTTTTCAAGTAATAGCTGATCGCCGCCCGTGTCTACTTCGGCAGACGACACGCCCGGATATTCTCCGCTGTCTGAGTTGGAAACCCACACTTGGATAATATCAGTCATCTCGCGACCATTCTCGGCTTGTATGAAAGCCGGGTTACGGTCGATGACTGCTTTGATATCTCTTGCCATTACAATTTAACTTCCGTCAGTTTGTCTTTGATGACGTCTGCAATTACAACCTTGTCAAGTTCCGATTGCGGCGGAGTGTCTCTGTGCTCGTTGATCACTATCGAAAGACTGCTTATTTTAGCAGTCAGTGAGTTTTTGTGCGCCGTCCATTCTACCGCAGACAAGGTTCCAGCGCGATACATTGCGGCCTTAGTGTTGTTTTCTCTCCGTTGCTTTTCGCGCAACAGCATCAAACAATTCACGCGCTTGCTCCATGTGTCATACTTTGCCGGTATAATTACCTTGTCCGCAAAAACACAAGCATCCAGGTCAATCGCCGCTAATTCTGCTTCCGGCGGAGTGAATTTCCTACCGCCAAGAGACGCAAGCACCGACATTGCATTCTCTGACTCGCCTTCGCCAAGCTTTTTTAAAACAAGGAAATCGTATGCTTCCTTCTGCCCCCACTCCGTCACATCCGCAGGATATCTGATTTCTTTTGCCATTAACTCAGTCATGATATTACCTTTTATTCCTTTTTGTCTGCGCGGTCTATCAGGCCTCATTGATATTGTAATTTCTTGCCCATCCAGATACTGCCTGTGTGCCAGTAGCGTCTCGACTATAACAACATTGTAAATAACGCCTTGCCGTTGTTGCTCCGGTATAACTGAGCGTGTCAACTATTGTCGTGCGCTCACTATCTGAGTATATTATGCACTGAACGGCTGTTCCTACGCGCGTTATCGTTAAATAATATGTCGTGTCTTCAACTGGCGAGGTGTAAGTGTCAGAGTTGCCGCCGATATCCCCTATGACTATCTGAGGGGTTGCGCCGCCACCTGGGTAAAAATAACAACGTGCGCCGTTCGCCATGTCTTGATAACTGCCGCGTGTATCAGAAATTGACCATAAACCATATACGGGATTTAATGTCGGAGCGCCATCGGTAACTTGGAACTCAAATTCATGCGTAATGTCATCAAAATGGCTCGCGCCGTAGTCTTTATATACGTAAGCGTCCGTCCCTCTTGTAAGGTCCGTAACTGTGACGGTAGATGATGTCACCGAAATCATGGTATTTGGATCAACTTCGGTAAATGTCGTTAAATCTTCAAACGTTGTTCCCGCAGTTGTCGTTGCCGCTGCCGTGGTTGTTGCCGCAACGGTTGTCGTTACTTCTGTCGTGGTTGGTTCTGCTGTCGTTGTTGGCTCAAGCGTTGTCGTGGGTTCAAGCGTTGTCGTGGGTTCAAGCGTTGTCGTGGGTTCAAGCGTTGTCGTCGGTTCAAGCGTTGTCGTGGGTTCAAGCGTTGTCGTGGGTTCAAGCGTTGTCGTCGGTTCAAGCGTCGTCGTGGGCTCAAGCGTTGTCGTGGGCTCAAGCGTTGTCGTGGGTTCTTGTGTAGTCGTCAGGGCTGCCGTGGTTGTTGCCGCAACG